GTGAAAGAAACGAAGGCCGAATTAAAGGCGTTGCTCCCGCAGTCTGATCCCGTCAATCATCCCGCGCACTACAAGGCCGGTGGCGTTGAGACCATAGACTTCATCGAAGCGAAGGATCTGAACTACCGCTTGGGTAACGTGGTGAAGTATGTGAGCCGCGCCGGTAAGAAGAACTCTGATCCTGTGCAGGATCTTGAGAAGGCCGCGTGGTATCTAAATCGTGAGATAGAAGCGAGGAAGTCTGCGTGAACACCCCTGCGTTCAATGACGCATGGAAGGCGTGGGTACTTAGTAATGTTGACCGTGGTTGCTCTAGGCAGTCGATGGTGAACTCAATGGTTGAGGCAGGATGGCCCATAAAAATCGCCCGTGGTGTCATTGAATACGTATTGCAGGAGCGAGAGGAGATTGGAGTCGCTAACGTTGTTCCTAAACTAAAGGATATGCCTGCCTCTGTACGATTACTTTTATCGCTAAAGACTCCACCTATTCAAGTTTTCTCTAACTTGCTGAGTGAAGACGAATGCGATTTGCTGATTGAGTTAGCCCGTCCAAGGCTGAAGGACTCATCAGTTGTGGATGGGGATACGGGTAAAAATGTTCCTAGCGATGGAAGGATTAGCGAAGGAATGTTTTTTAGCCTATCCGAAACTCCAGTGATCGCGCAGATAGAAGACAGGTTGGTAAAGATGTTTGATTGGTTGCCTAAACATCACGAGAGTATTCAAGTGTTGCATTACCTTCCCGGTGGACGGTACGACTCTCACTACGATTACTTTCGTCCAGATACGCAGAGTGTAGGGAAACTAACTGAAAGAGCAGGGCAACGTTTGGGCACAGTCTTACTTTACCTAAATACACCGGAGGAAGGCGGGGGCACAGGCTTTACTGATATAGGTCTGGAAGTTGCGGCCCAGAAAGGTAACGCTGTGTTTTTTAGTTATGACAGGCCGCATCCTTCAACTAAGACATTACACGCAGGGCTTCCCGTTATGAGAGGGGAGAAATGGGTAGCGACGTTTTGGTTTAGGGAGAAAGCAACATGAAACCCAAGAACGAGTTTGCCTTCCCGCAATTAGAAGGCGACCGTCTTAAATGGTGGGGGCATGGCATGACTTTGCGTGATTACATGGCTGGTTACAGTCTTAACGCATTGATTCAAGCGCATGGGATTGTCATGCGCCCCGAAGAAGCAGCACGAATTGCGTATACCTACGCAGACGCTATGTTAACCGAAAGAGAGGCTAAAAAATGAATTCACTACAGATTGGACGACGACGATTCAGTGAGTTGTTCTGGAACATCGTGGATGAGAAAGTGAGCAATGTACCGTGGCAAGAAATAGAAGACATGATTGCGGATAGGCAGGAGTATCGCTGCAAGGCTGAATACAACACCGGGTCGCTGAGTGTGAACGATGCTGCTGAGTTGTATCGTTTAGTAAAGTTTTTTAAGCCAAGCACCATTGCTGAAGTAGGTACGTTTATTGGTGTATCTACGATGGCGATGTACATGGCCGACAAATATGTGTCTATCGATACTTGCGACATGTCAAACGACATTCCTAACTTGTTTGTAGATGCTAGGGGCATGGTGACTTACTTTCCAAAAACTTCATCAACAGAGATGTTCAAGAAGTTGGCAGAAGAGGAAAATCCTAGTATCGATCTGATCTATCTGGATGGTCGCTTGAGTCAGCCCGACATCGAACCCTTGTCTAAAATTGTCTGCGAGAAGACCGTGTTCGTGTTGGATGACTTTGAGGGCATTGAGAAGGGCGTGGCTAACGCGCTGATGCTTGAACATCCAAGTCGTGTACTGATCTACCCGCGTGCGGACAACAAGACCGCTGTGTCAATGCCCGTTGGACTAATCCAACTTGTTCCGCAGGAGATGACATGATCCGTACATTTATCGATTGGTGGAGACGGCGTAAAGCCGAGGCACACCGAGAGTGGGCGCACGTGCCTAATCCAGAGTGGGCGGCGAAGCGTGGGACAGGGAGAGAATACTGGTGAGCGAAGAAAAACCTAAAACCCAAACCCTCATGGACATGGCAAAACGTGTCTATGAGGTAGGCTTTGAAGCAGCGAAAGAGGGCAAGTACGACGATGCAATTGGCTACTTGGAAAACTTAAATAGCGTTGTCCCGATTTTGACCGCCTCTGCGCTACAGGCGGGGCGATGCCATTGGGAGATGCACCGTTGGGAATCGGCTAGGAAGTACTTTGATCTGGCCGTAAGACTTGAACCGACTAACGACGATGCAGGATGGACTGTTGGACTTCTAGCCCTGCAGATGGGCGACTTCAAGAAAGGGTGGGAGGGTTACGAGCGGCGGTGGGGGAGTAAGTCATTCAAGTCTCCCATACTCCGTACTAAGCACCCGCAGTGGGAGCGTGGCAAGGGGTTACGTCGCCCGATTGTCTGGTGTGAGCAGGGTATCGGTGATCAGATTTTGTATGGATCACTGATTGAAGCACTGGCACGGGAGGTGGATGAAGTCACCGTTATGATTGATCTGCGGATAGCGAATCTCTTTCAGCGCGGATGCAAGGCTAAGAATGTTAAGTTCCTATCTCACAATGCGCGGGTCAAGATGTCTGAGCATGACTCGCACCTGCCAATAGCCTCACTAGCGCAGCACTTCATTAAGTCAGTTCATGACATTGATAAAAATGTTTCGTCCGGCTACGTGAAGGCTGAGCCAGAACGGGTGGCTTTGCTACGCAAGGAGTATGGCATCCGCGAAGACGAGTTCGTGGTTGGGCTATCTTGGACAAGCACCGCGCCTGTGATTGGTACGCACAAGTCAGTTCCGTTAGAGAAGTTTCGACCGATTCTGGATATGCCGCACTTGAAGTTCATCAACTTACAGTACGGGGACTCACAGAGAGACGGCGATGGGTTTCATCCAAGTCTCATCACCACGCACATTGATACCTTTTTCGACATGGAGAATGTCGCTGCGCTCATAGAGATGTGTAATGTCGTGATCTCACCATCGTGTGCGACAGTGCATCTGGCAGGGGCGATGGGCAAGGATGTTCTACTCCTTGACGCCAACAAACTCTGGTACTGGAACAACCGTGTTGGCAACGAGAGCCTCTGGTACTCTGGCGTTAAGATCTTTCAGCGTGAGAACATGAACGCTCCATGGGACTTGCAGTTGCAACAAGTCAAGGATGAACTTGAGTCAATCTTAGGGCAACGCACGAGAGACAGGCAGACGTTTGTGTTCTTTCACGTAGGGCAGGACATTTCGTATCCACAGAAAATGGTCAAGTCCATTCTGCGTCACAACCCCGACGCAGACATCATCATGTGTACCGACACCGATACGCCGGATGTGATGGGCATTACGGCTAGGGCTGAAAGCGAAGTAGATAAAGACAATTTGATGTATTCGCGGATGAAAGCCTATTCGCTACTTGCAATCGATACACCGGCGCTTTACATGGACACAGACATGATAGTGCTTAACAAAATTGCGGTTAAAGATTTACTTGCAGACAGAGATGTCGCTTTTTTGCAGAGAACTTTTAATTCAGACGCAGAGTTTAACATTGAACAACGCGGCATTCAGTTTGACGAATACAAAGGCAAGACGTTGGGTGAGTTGTACCCATACGTGGGCTGTATAGTCGTAGCAAAAAGCGAAGTGTGGAAGGATCTTCTAAGCATATACGACGAGTTGGATACCAAGTTCAAGAAGTGGTACGGCGATCAAGAAGCGTTACGTATCTTTTTTGAGCGGCACTCCGAGAGAGTAGCAGTGATAACTGAGTCTGAGTACGGGTGCCTACCAGAATATGCACACGCCGATGCCAAGATCCTGCACTACAAGGGTGAAGCACGTAAGAAACTATTTGAGGGTGTATGAAAAATACAGATGACGATTGGGATCGTGAGTGGGATCGTATGTCCCACACCACATCGGAGTATCGACAAGAGATACGCGAGATGCGTGAGCGAATCAGATGGTACGTGTCTCGCATTGAAGAACTGGAAACTGAGGTGAGACAGTTGAAAAGTACAGACGCAAGATGGGTGCAAGAGCCATGATTAGCGAAGACATGAAAGTATGAGGGGAGAAAGCAAATGACATCTGTGCATCAGAAGAAAGAACTAGGCCGTTGGCTACTGCCGGGGGCAGAGGGTGTCCAGCAGTTTGGAGTAACCCGTAAACCCCACGCATTCCACCGTGCCATGATGCGGATATGTTTTGGCTGGCAGTGGATGGACAAGGAACTGACTTGCGACTACTGCAACTTCTACCCACGGCTACGCAAGAAAACACATTGCGAAGAGTGCGCCCGTTCGCTGGAAGGCGGTGAGCAATACACCGTGATCAAACTTGCAGAGAAAGCCGGGATCGTATTCGGAATTAACAGCACGGAAATCACAGTGCAGAAATTGGAGAAGTTTTTCGCTCTCGCACAGGGAATCAAGAAGACATGACACGTATGAAGAAAGCCGAAACACCAGAGCCTCTTTATCGGATCAGTCTTCCGCCAGAAGACCATCACAAGGTGAGCGTGAGTAGGTATTACCGTGCTACACCTGACGATGCACGACTGATTTCTTATGGGCCGTACCATCAGAAGTGCAATGTCCGCATCGACTTTGATCTTGAGGGAAACATCTACAAGGTGGAGTGGCAGAACTCGTGAAGATATTCATCGGTTGGGACAGCCGCGAAGACATCGCGTACCAAGTGTGCCGTCACTCTCTGCTCAAGCATACGTCCGTGCCGCTTGAGATTCAGCCGATCAAGCAGTCGGAGATGCGCGAACGGAACTTGTACTGGCGTGAGCATGACCCGCTGTCATCGACAGAGTTTTCCTTCACCCGTTTCCTCGTGCCGCACCTTGCAGGGTACAAGGGGTGGGCGGTGTTCATGGACTGTGACTTTTTCTGGCGAGGCGATGTCGCTGCGCTGCAGGACTACATGAACCCGTACTACGGCGCTGTCGTGGTCAAGCATGACTACAAGCCGAAAGAGTCAACGAAGATGGACGGGGCGGTACAACATCAGTACCCGCGCAAGAATTGGTCGAGCATGATCTTGTGGAACTGTGAGCATCTGCACACAAAAACAGTCACGCCCGAACTCGTAAACCGCGAGAGCGGAATGTACCTACATCAACTGCGGTTCTTGTGGGACGCATGTATCGGTGAGTTGCCCATTGCATACAACTATCTGGAAGGGTGGCACACCCGCGATGACTGCCCGAACCCGCAAGCCGTTCACTTCACACGAGGTGGGCCGTGGTTCCGCGACTACGTAGACGTTGAGTACGGCAAAGAGTGGATGAATTTAGCCAAGGAGATCGTAAATGAATAGCGAAGACGAAGCGTATTTAGAAGTGCCAGAGGAGCACGTTAAAAAAATTGCTGCACCGAATACGGTGTGGGCGAAGATTGGCGACGACGGTAAACTGGAGGCTGGTAAAGAGGCAGCGCAGACGCACGTGATGTGTAAGTTGCTTGTATTGGTGCGCGATCAAGTACGAAAAGAAAGGCACGCCAGTGGAAACTGAAGACGATATCCTTGACTTGATCCGCGTGTTGCCTAACGAGATTAACGACACTGGAACAACTACAGAATTCAAGTTCCTTACGGTAGGCGGCGTGTTGTGGGCTTGCCGTGAGGAGATCATCAAACTGCGAGAAGAAAACGCGAAGTTAAAAGCGAAGAGGAAGCAATGATTTATTCGGGTGCAGGGCCGTTACCAAGACATACGTATTGTTATGTTCAGCCACACACGTTTGGTAACAGTGACTGGGAGCGGGTGGCGTGGTTTGGGCTAGTGAGCCATCCCGGCCGTACTTGGGGCTGTCACGTAATGTTGGAGTGCGGAGCGGTGTACCGGAACGTGCCGCTGCATAGACTCATGCACAAGGTATCGACCACGACAATGAATTGGATGCCATGCGATAGCCAGACTTGGGACTGCTACGGCCATCACTTTAGCGTGGTGGAGTATCCATTTCTTGAAGCCGTGCCAATGCGCGTTCGCTTGCGTTCTAAAGAAGAACTAACTGGGCGGTACATGTTCACAGCCATACCGATGCTTGATGGATTTAGTTTGGAACCGGAGCAGTCCAAAGAGTTTTACTTCATCAAGTTAGATAACGGCAGATTCACGGCACAGCCCACTAATCATGTACTCGTGCAGGACAAGTCGTTCATCACTGAATCTGAGTGGCCTAGGCTTGAGCGTCAGACAGAAACATGGAGCGTCGATCCATGAGTTTTGTAACGCTAGATTTTGAAACGTACTACTCACAGCAATTTAGTTTGAGCCGCATAACTACGGAAGAGTACGTCCGCAATCCGCAGTTTGAAGTCATTGGGGTTGGCATCAAGATTGATGACGGTAGATGCGAGTGGGTAAGTGGGGATAGGAACGAGATCAAAGCAAGGTTAGACCAGATTGATTGGGCGAACTCTGCGCTGCTCTGTCACAACGCGATGTTTGATGGAGCGATCCTGTCTTGGTATTTCGGGATTATCCCTGCATACTATTTCGACACTCTGTGTATGGCACGAGCCAAGCATGGCGTAGATGTCAGCGGGTCATTGGCTAATCTGGTAAAGATGTATGGGCTTGGTCAGAAAGGTACGGAAGTCATCGACGCTGTGGGCAAGCGTAGGCAAGATTTTTCTTCTGCCGATCTTGCTGCTTATGGGAATTATTGTATTAACGATGTCAATCTTACTTTCAAGTTGTTTAACGTTCTGCTCTCGGATTTTTTCCCGCAAGAAGAACTAGATCTGATCGACATGACTCTGCGTATGTACACGCAGCCAATGCTTGAAGTGGACGACGCGCTATTAGTTGAGCGGCTTGAGGAAATCAAGGCGGAGAAAAGCGAACTCTTGGCGGGATTGAAAGGGGTGCTAGGCGTTGGGAGTGAGGAAGAGGTACGGGCTAAACTGGCAAGCAACCCGCAGTTCGCGGCTATCTTGAAAGAGTTAAACATCCCAGTGCCGATGAAGATCAGCCCCACTACGGGTAAAGAAACTTTCGCTCTCGCCAAGAACGACGAGGGCTTTATCGCCCTATCGGAGCACGACGATCCGGTAATTCAGCAACTGTGTTCGGTACGTCTGGGTACTAAGTCCACGATTGAAGAGTCACGGATTGAACGTTTTATCGGAATTGGGGCTAGAAACCGGGGCAAGATCCCTATTCCGCTCAAGTATTACGGGGCGCATACGGGGCGTTGGGCCGGGACTGACTCGGTTAACTTCCAGAATCTGCCTAGCCGCGACAAGAAAAAGAAGACTTTAAAGAACTCCATCATGGCTCCAGCGGGTCATGTCGTGATCAACTGTGACAGCAGCCAGATTGAAGCGCGGGTTCTTGCGTGGCTTGCAGGGCAAACCGATGTGGTCGAGCAGTTCCGCAAAGGCGAGGATGTGTATTCGATTTTTGCCGCGAAGATTTATAAGCGACCGATCAGTAAGGCCGATCCCGTCGAACGGTTCGTAGGCAAGACTTGTATCCTTGGACTGGGTTACGGCACGGGAGCGAAGAAACTTCAGCACACGTTGAAGACTCAGCCGCCGGGGGCTGACCTCTCGGAAGATGAGTGCAAGCGCATCGTAGACCTATACCGCGAGTCAAACCACATGGTCACGGACTTGTGGCACGAGTGCGATGGTGCGCTACAACACTTAACGTCATGGCCTAGTAATTTAAAACCTTACACTATCGGCAAACATAACGTTATTCAGGTAGGTTCACTAGGTATACGCCTTCCTAATAAATTGTTTATACGGTACCCGGATCTGCGGTTGAGCGACAAGAAGTACATCTACAAATCGCGCAAGGGAATCACTTCAATATGGGGTGGCGCGATGGTGGAGAACATCGTGCAAGCACTGGCGCGGATCATTGTGGGTGAGCAGATGCTCCAAATCAGAGAACGCTATCGACCCGTGCTGACAGTGCATGACGCAGCCGTGATCGTGGCCCCGAAGGAGGAAGTACAAGAGGCCGTTGCGTTTATAACTGAAGTCATGTCTACTCCCCCAGAGTGGGCAAAAAGTTTACCAGTCGCATGTGAAGCAAAGTACGGTCAGTCATACGGAGAATGTTAGTTATGTTACTCAGTTCATTACGTGATTCATGGCGAGAAGTTATCGGCAAGGATGGCGGGGATTGTCCTGTCTGTGATCGGTGGGGGAAGATTTACAAACGTACATTGAACAAGACAATGGCAAAGTCGCTGATCTGGCTTTGCCAAGAAGTCAAGCGTACGGGGTACGATTGGATCGATGTGCCGAACACCGGGCCGCGATTCGTGATTCGCAGTAATCAACTGCCCATCCTAACAACGTGGGAACTTGTCGAACGCTGCCCCAAAGATGGCGACGAAGGCGGAGCCAAGCATAGTGGGCTGTGGCGACCAACGGACAAAGGATGGAATTTCTACTACAACAGGATCAAAGTTCCTAAATATGCTTTTGCTTACAACAACGAAGTTTTGAAGTACGGCGATGATATGGTTCATCTGTATCAGTGCTTTAAGACTAACTTTGACTACAACGAAGTAATGGCGAGTCGGTTTGATGATTAACTGGTCATTCAGCAGCCTCAAGGACTTTATTAATTGCAGTACTACCACACTAAGGTAGCGCAGGACTTTGTTAAGAAAGCCTCTGAGCAAATGCTTTACGGAACAGAAGTTCACAAGGCGTTGGAAGATTACGTCTGCAAAGGCGTGCCTTTAGTTAAAAACTATCAACGGTTTCAGCCCCCGCTTGATGCCATACTTGAGATTGAGGGCGATAGATACTGCGAATATCAGATGGCGCTGACGCGAGAGCGGCAACCGTGCGAGTTTGATTCCGATACTAGGTGGGTACGGGGTATTGTTGACTTGCTTGTGGTGGACGGGGCTGATGCCTACATCATCGACTACAAGACAGGCAGTAACCGTTACCCCGACCCGAAGCAGTTAAAGTTAATGGCGCTGATGACTTATGCACACTTTCCACAAGTGGAGCGGATCAGGGCTGGCTTACTGTTTGTGATGCACAATAGTTTTGTTAACGAAGAGTACACACGAGATCAAGCAGGCAAGTTGTGGGAAAATTTTATTCCGCATTTAGATCAACTGGAGATGGCTTTTGCTAATAACATGTGGATGGCAAAGCCGGGCGGGTTGTGCGGATGGTGTCCCGTCAACACGTGTAAATTTTACAGAGAGAGGTAACGTATGACGGACGAAAATCCAGAACTTCAAATAATGAAATTGAAGTTGCTAGTAAAAAAGAAGGACGCTCGGATAAATCATTTAAATGACGAAAAGTCGATTATTGCTTACGATGCGTGTCATTGGAGAAATAAGTATTTTTCTCTGCGCGAAGCACATGAACGCTTAACTCGTAAGTTTGAAGCCAACTTTAAATTTCACGAATACATTAAAGACGTTTTAGATCATACAGCAGATTTAATGGAGAACTACGATGCCGTACGTGAACAAAGCGAGACCGTACAAGAAGGAATACAAACAGCAAGTCGAAAGAGACGAACACGAAAACCGAATGGAGCGCCAGCGGGCGCGTCGTAGTTACGACAAGAAAGGTATTAGCCGAAAAGGGAAAGACATTGCCCATGTTAAGGCGTTGTCAAAAGGCGGTAGCAACGGCGATGGAACTAGGCTACAGTCGCCTAGCAAGAATCGGTCGTTTCGTAGAACATCAAGCGGAGCGATGAAGTAATGCACAAGACATGAGTGTGCCTGAAGGAGTTTTACCACCCACACCTTCTTCAGATAACCATGTCAGTTAGTGATAGGGAAGGGCAATTACTGCCCAAACCTCTTGCCCTAGGCGCTAACCGTCTGGCCCACGATACGGGCTCTTTAATTCAGTAGGTACAGTATGCAAATAGTAGATAACACTGCGGTGAGACTCACCGTATCGAATAGTTTTGCCACCGAAATCACAGCGCGCTTAGATCGCATCGAACTTATTCGGGACAACGCGCACAACAAGGAAATACTGATTTACTGGGATCACGGCGAGATGAAAGTTCTTGCCGAATACCTAGATCACTTCCTGCCTAATCAGAACATCCCCAAGATTCCTTCGCCAATCGAACGCGATTACCAATGGCCGGGACTCTACAAGCCCTTCGCTCACCAGAAAGACACAGCGGCGTTCCTGTCGATAAGGCAACGGGCGTTCTGCTTCAACGAGGCCGGGACTGGTAAGACGAGCGCGGCAATCTGGGCTGCGGATTACCTGATGAATAAAGGCGTGATCAAGAAAGTTCTTGTGATCTGCCCGTTGTCGATCATGTATTCAGCATGGCAGGCCGATGTATTCAAGACCGCTATGCACCGAACGTGCGGCGTAGCACATGGGTCAGCATCTAAACGTAAAAAGATATTAGATGAGGGATATGATTTTACGGTAATTAACTACGACGGTACTACCGTAATTTTATCTGAGTTACAGCAAGCGAAGTTTGATCTGATCATTGTTGACGAAGCCAATTCATACAAGACCCCTTCCACTAGACGCTGGAAAACCTTGGCTAAGTTGATTGAGCCAACCACTTGGTTGTGGATGATGACCGGCACACCGGCAGCGCAATCCCCTGTAGATGCGTTCGGTCTCGCCAAGTTAGTCAGTCCTGCGCGGGTACCGAAGTTCTCAACCGCGTGGCGTGATCGTGTCATGGTGCAAGTCAGCAAGTTCAAGTGGGTACCGAAGTCAATTGCAACCGATGAAGTATTCCGGGCGTTGCAGCCAGCGGTGCGGTACACGAAGAAAGAATGCCTTGATCTGCCAGACATCGTGCATCAGATGCGGGATGTGGAACTTACTCCGCAGGTGGTCAAGTATTACTCTGAGTTAAAAAAGCAATTACTGATAGAAGCAGCGGGCGAACAGATCTCAGCCGTCAACGCAGCAGCATCGCTTAGTAAACTTTTGCAGATCTCAGCGGGCGCTGTCTACACAGACAAGCATGACGTTGTGCAGTTCGATGTGTCCCCACGGCTGAGCGCGCTGTCTGAGGTACTTGAAGAAACGACAAATAAGGTTGTAGTATTCGTTCCATTCCTGCATTCTATCGACGTAGTAAGCGAGTACTTGACTAAAGAGGGCATCACGAACGATGTGATCAAGGGCGCAGTTACAGCGCGGGATCGGTCAGTAATCATTGATCGGTTCCAGAGAGAAACTGATCCGCGAGTTCTCATCATTCAACCACAGTCTGCCGCACACGGAATTACTTTGACCGCTGCCGACACGGTGGTGTTCTGGTCGCCCGTGATGAGTGTAGAGACTTATCTTCAGTGTATTGCACGTATTGAGCGAGTAGGCCAAGTAAACAAGATGTTAGTAGTGCATTTGCGCGGCTCGGAAGTCGAACGAAAGATGTACGAGATGCTGCAGGGTAAAGTTAACAGTCATCAAAAGTTAGTAGACCTGTATACACAGGAGTTGGAGGAAGTATGACAGTAGGTAATACAGATGAGTTGGTCGAGGCGTATCTTGGTATACGCACGGAACGTGAGCGGCTGCTTAGAGATTACGAATTGGCCGACGCGAAGTTGAAAGAAGATATGTCCAAGTTAGAAGCCGTGATGCTTGAGATGTGCAACGCGGTAAACGCTGACAGTATCAAGACCAAGCACGGCACAGTCATGCGTAAGTTGAACGAACGCTTCTTCTGTCAAGACTGGGATAACTTCTACAAGTTTGTCCTTGATAACGAGGCGGTGCAGTTGCTTGAACGGCGTATACATCAGAGCAACTTTAGAGAGTTTTTGAGAGAGAACGTGAATGACGGGTTACCCCCCGGCGTGAACGTAATGCGTGAGTATGGTGTTTCAGTACGTAAAGCCAGTAAGTGAGGATTTATGAGTAACGATATCATTGCAAGTTTGAAGAGCGAACTCGCCAACATCCAGACCGGGGTTGACGACGATACACGAGCCGTAGCCGGTGGCGGTGCAAGTTCCAAGCGTATCTCCATCAAGGGCGGCGTGTTCCGTAAGATGGCTGGCGGCAAGGAGATTGGCTCCATCGAAGATCGCCACATGAATGTGATCTTTGTAAAGATGGCGCACAACGCAAGCCGTACCTACTATACGGGCGCATACAAGGAAGGCGAGAAGATCGCTCCGGTTTGTTGGTCATCTGACTCTAAGACTCCAGACCCGGAGGTGAAGAGTCCGCAAGCCTCTTCATGCGATTCATGTCAGTGGTCGGTGAAGGGTTCGGGCCAAGGCGGAAGCGGTGCTGCTTGCCGTTTGTCATGGCGCACTGCGGTGGTTCTGCCGCAAGATCCCGGTGGCGATGTCATGCAGTTGGTGCTTCCCGCAACGTCCTGCTTTGGTAAGGAAGAGGGCGGCAAGTATCCGTTCCGCCCCTATATCCAGATGCTTGCTAACAACAACATTTCGGCAGGGCGTGTAGTGACTAAGATGCAGTTCGACACTAAGTCGCCTGTTCCGAAGTTGCTGTTCTCGCCAATTGCTGTGGTGCCGGAGGCCGATGTCGAGGCCGTTCAGCGTCAGAGGGAAACTAAGGCGGCTGAAAGTGCTATTAAACTGACGGTATATCAGCAGGACGAAGGCGAGTCACCAGAGGCGCCAATTGTGACTGGGCCTGCAGCCATGAGCGAGCCGATCATTCGTGATGCTAAGAAGGCAGACGACGCTGCGCCTGCTGCGGATGTATCGGATGTAATCAAGAAGTGGTCGAAAAAGGGTTGATTCAATGCCTCGCACATTTGGCGATAGACTGCTGTTGACGTTACAGAATGGCGATCCTTCTCTGTTGGGGATACGGCTTGGGCGTCTTTGTGTGGAGGCGAATCTGCCGATTGCTTACGTTGCTTCCGCACTTGAGGTGTCGAGGAACACCGTACATCTATGGTTTCGTGGTCGTATGATCCAAGAGCATCGATTCAAGATTGTCTCGGCTTTCATGTACTTGGTAGAGGAAGACATGAAAAACGGTACTCTTCCGGCCGCTAACCTAAAGCAAGCCAAAAACTACATAGAGGGAATGATCGGCAAGCAAGTCTAAACGTTTCATCGTGAGGTTGGCGGGGTGGCTGTCGCCCCGCCTTTTTTATCTAAGTGGGTTGGTGTCCATGCGAAAACAATTTTATGAGAACGTACTACCTTCGCAGGGCTTCTACTGTGTAACCGAAATTTCTAAGGACAAGAAGGTAGCCAATCGGTTTGCCAGTAGCCTTGATGAGGTTGAAAATTTAGTAGAGGAAATTAGTGCGGCGGGTAAGAACGTATTCATCGCGCTGAGCAGTTTCAGCGGCCATAGCCGCATGAGCGATTACTCGTCTTATTGTCGCTCGTTTTTTGTTGATTTAGATGTCAAGCCAGACAAAGAAGGTTGCTACAAGAGCAAGGTCGGGGCTATTGAAGATTTAGATCACTTCCTTACGGTTACAGAACTCCCGCCTCCTGTCGTCGTTGATTCAGGCAACGGCATCCATGCGTACTGGCCGTTTGAACAGGACGTACCGATAGCGGAGTGGAAGCCTTACGCCGAGAAGTTCAAGCAGTTGTGCTTGGATCACATGAAGATTGACCCGGTAGTAACAGCGGACGTTACTAGAATCATGCGTTGCCCAGAGACGCTGAATTTCAAGACTGCCCCGCCCAACCCTACTAAGTTACTGACAGACGAGTACCATCAGTACGATTTCAATGTCTTTAAAGATTATTTAGGTGATGTTCATCTTAACGGTAACTCGGCCGGATCAATTCTTGATCTTATCCCTAAAGGTCTGGATGAAGATACTAAACAGATAGCCAAGTTAGAGAACTACGAAGCGGCGTTTCAGGACATTGCTGAGAAAAGTCTTAACGGTAGCGGCTGCAATCAGATTAAGAACGCATTGGTAAACGCCAGTACGCTTTCAGAACCCGTTTGGCACTCCGCTTTATCCATCGCCCGGCACTGCACTGACTGGGAAACCGCGATTCACTTGATGTCCGAGGACTACCCCGGATACAGCCCCGACGCTACGTTAAGGAAAGCAAATGAAACTTTTGGCAAACCGCATAGTTGCAGCATTTTTGAACAACGAAACCCCGGCGGATGCAACGGATGCCCTCACAAAGGACACATCACCAACCCCCTTGCTATCGGGAGAAAGTTCGTCGCCGCTCCGGCAGCCGAAGAGATTAGTCAAGAGGACTCAGTTCGGATCGCGGAGAATCCCCAAGAAATTCCGGCATTTCCTAAAGCAGTCTTACCCTATGTACGAGGACGAACCGGAGGAATTTACTACCTACCTCCAGCCGAAACCGACGAAGACGGAGTAAAGATCCAGCCTGAGCCGGTGCTGATTTCTACTAATGAATTTTTCCCCGTGCAGCGCATGTACGGCGAAGAGGAAGGCGAACTGTTCCTACTTAGGGTCGTACTGCCTCACGAAGTCCGTGAGAAGTACATCTCCATGGGAGAGGCGCAGTCCGTTGATAGTATGAAGGTTATTTTAGGTAAGGCTGGAGTAGCGCCTCCTAACCAGAAACTTTGGCCGAAAATCGTGGAGTACACTATGAAATGGGCGCACTATTTGCAGAGTCGTGACAGAGCCGAGAACGTCTGTCGCCAAATGGGCTGGTCTCAGAATTTAAAGTCTTTCATCATTGGCGAAACCGAGTTTTACGGTAACGGCCAGCAGCGCAGGGCGGCATCCAGTCCGTTGATACGCGATGTGGCTAGGCTTATGAAGCCGAAAGGCGACTTCCAAGTGTGGAAGGACTGCATTAATAAACTTAATCAGCCTGAGATGGAGATGCAGGCGTTTGGCGTGTTCATCTCTTTTGGCTCCCCGCTCATGCGGTTTACGTCCACGAACGGCATGTCGTTCTGCTT